GAGCATCCCCACCGTGAGGGTCTCAAAGTCCTGCAGAGTTAATCCTCGCAGTAGCGCCCCCACCATGATGGTTTCCGTAGTAAGGGCAGGACTAGCTCCAGTTTCGTGGCTCCCGCCCTCTACTTTTTTTTTGTACCCATGAGGCTGGCTGCCAGGAGGTCGACCGTCTCGCGCAGGACTTCGTCTAGCGGGAACTCGCTAAACTGGTCGAGCCAGACTTCAGGCTCCGGGATGGACGGGTCCGCAGTTTTGGCCATCACCCAGACCAGGTTATAGAACAATTCGAGGTCGAGCGCGTCGTAGTTTTCCAGTTCACCCGTCGTGACGTTGATCGCTTTTTCTAGCTTGAGCAGATCTTTCAACGCATCGCGCTGGAACTGGGCCTTGTAGCGCAGCAAATAAGCGGCGGTACTCTTGAAACGCACCGCCCGCCCGTCAATTATGATTGTTTTCTCCATGTGGATTACCCCTACGGTGTCAGGGGCACAAAGGTATACACAGCAGTGAAAAAGTTGTTATAGCCAGTTTTGCCAGCTTGCAGTTTAGCCTTAACAAAGCCGGTGCCCGGCGCGGGGCTGGCCATCAGGTTCAGCGTTTCGGTCCCAACCTCTACCGCGGCTGCTGTCGTTGTACCCGTCAGCGCGGGCCGACGCACGTGCACATAGTACAGTACATACCGCGTTGCGTTAACGTCGCCGTTAAACTCGAACAAAAGCGCGATCGGCTTGGGACGGGCGTTAACGTCCTCAAACAGACCCTCGTTCTTGTCGAGCCTGTCACCCAGCACGGCGATGCGGAAGGCGTCTGGCATTAGCGCCATTTCGAGTGAGCCTTCATAGCCCTGGTTGGACTCGACACTAAAGTACAGGCCGTCATCCGCGTAAAATTCCGCCTTTTCGCCTTTAGGCTCCAGCGTGATACTAACACCGCCGGGTATGGGCACGGGGGTCGCATACGTGAGCGTCCCGCCAGTTTCGGTTGCCACGGCGTAATGTACATTCTTCAAGCCGTACTTAACTTTGTTGGTAGACATAAGGCACCTCCCTAGATTTGTATTTCATAAACGACTTGGTAGAGCTTTTCGCTGGGTATCCACGTCTCGCGCTTATCGTAGAATATTTCATTCGCGGTCAATGCCGCTTCAACTAAAACTTCCCTTGCGGCGTCTTTGCGCAGGGAGTATAGCTCCACCTGGTAATTAGTGCGGGGATAATAGACGGTATTGTCCGCCGCGAAGTTGTCGCTACCTTCAGCAAAATATACGAGATAGGGCAGCTCAGGCGGGGCTGCCCCAAAATTTGAATACGCCACCGGCAAGCCCGTGGCAGTGAGGATATCGTATAGTCTAGCCGCCACGCCTGATCACCTCCTCTACCGCCGCAAAGTAACCAGCCGCTACCTTATCGCCAACAGGGTCAATGTGCGGCTGTGCCCGTGTCCTGCCACCGTCCCTGGTGGCGTGGCCGTGCTCCAACAGGTGGGTGAGCCGAGGGCGTGCCTTGTTGTGCAAAATAAACCGCATCGGGCCTCTGTAAGTGTGCGCTACCCTCACGCTCCAACCACGCCTATATCTACCTGTTCGCTTTGGGCTTGCGCTGAGGAGCTCAGCTGCACCTTCGCGCGTGACGCGTTCGCCAGCAGTGTTCATACCCTCCACGATGTCGGCGGTGTATGTGTCCAGTCGAGCCATGATCTCCTTGCTCAACTGGTCGACCTTAATTGCCATTTGACTCCCCCCCTCACCCTCTACACGCGTTCTACACACATCAATGTTAGCTCCCGCTTTCTGCCGTCCACATCAAGCACTGAGTGGATATCAAACGTCCTGGTACCTTCCAACACGCGCATGGCGGGAACAATGCCCGGCCGGTGGCGAATACGGATGCGGTGTGTCACCTCGGCGTTGACCCGAGCGGCATCGAAAAACTCCCTGCCAGAAATAGCCTCGATTTGCGCGCAGACTGTTGCGGTATCGCTCCATGTTTCGCTCACTACGCCTAGACTGTCTTGGGTCAAAGTCGGGGCTTGCAGTGTGATCTGGTGCCGCAGTTTCCCGATCTTCATCACCATTCCACCCTCCTGTATGAAAAGAGAAGCGCCTTTAACACCTCTGTCAGCGCACTGGTATTCAACTCATTCCGCTCCTCATAGAGCTTGGAAACAGCAAAGTAAATGGCGTGTTTGACCGGCTCCGGTACGTCTGCAAACTCAGCTAAAGGGAAACGGAGGATACCTGCTACGATATCCTCCGCTGCCACAATGAAGCTTTCGATGAGCGCATCCTCGGCATTTGACTCGACTCTTAACCAGGCCTTTGTATTTTCAAGTGTGACGACCAATGCGCCCACCTCCTTTTACTACACTTTCTGCTGCAGCACCTTGATGGCTTCGGCCAGGATCAGCTTGCCGTCCACTCTCTGTGTTGCCTTAAAGCCTACCTGCCCAGTTGCCGCAAAAAGCTCGTTCAGCCGCTGGAAGGCTCTGCCCTGTCTATCTGCAACCCAGTAATAGCCGAAGTCGCCAAAGGCAATCGTCTTAGCTGACGCCGCAATGATCGGGACATAGGCCGAGGTTCTGACGGGCCGGTTAAGGATGGTGTCCGGCTGCCCCGCCTGCACCGAAGGCTGCCAGAGGTACTGGCCGGTGGCATCCTTTAGCTTTCTGATGGCCTTGACGGTGGCGTCGTTCATCACAAAGACGGCATTTTTGCGGTAAGGTGCTTTGAGCGCGTAGAATAGGTCGATCACTTCATCAACAGTTATTGCCGTTGCTGCTGCTGTGGTACCTCCAAGCTGCGCGCCGCCGGTGGCGTTAAAAATGCCGGTAGGTTTTCCGGTTCCATTCCCAATGAAGAAAGCTTCCTCTTCCTTGGCGCCGATCCGTCTGGCAAATTCCTTGGCGATATAGGACTCCAAGTTAAAAACACTATCATTAAGGAGTTCTTCTGAAACCTTAATCATAGTGGCGAGCTTGTAGGCTCCGATAGAAACCTGCCCGAAGGCGTCATCCGATTCTGGAATCGCTCCTTCTTCATCTACCCAGGAAGCCGTTCCCTTGGTGGCGACAACGGGGATTTTCTTGTCTCCGGAGGAGGTGGTGATAACCTTTGCCAGCTGCCGGAAGATGTTTTCTTCTTCGAGGCTCTTAATTAAGGTTCTTTCAAATTCGTCCGGAACCAGGAAGCCACCCTCACTGTCAGTGCCAATCTGCAGCGCATTCTGCACATCAAAGCTATGCTTGTTTCTCATGGCTCTCCAAAAAGCTTGCTTGTACTCATCCGTAGCTCTGCCTGCCTTAAACTCACCATTCGGTGCAGGCCGACCGGTAATCGGAGAATTCACCGGCTTTGCCAGCTCCAGCTCGATGCTGTGCTGTCTTTCAAGTCTGTTGATCTCCTTTCCAAGATTCACGACTTCCGCCTCCATTTTTTCATAGGCCGCAGTGTCCTCGGCGGAGATCAGCCCATCACCGCCTCTTTTGGCATCAAGAAAGGTCTTTGCCGTTTCCCACGCTTTAGTTCTTTTTTCGCGCAGCTCTACAATTTTACTCATTTTTGAATTCCTCCCTAAGATTTTAGTAGTTCTAATCTCCTGTCGAGATCGGTAATGGGTTTACCGGTCTGCCTTTCTTTGCGCGGCAGCTTGCTCATTAATGAGTTGACTACCGCCATTTTGCTGAAGATTGCTCCCTCGTTTATAGGGGCCGACTTATCCGCCTGCCAAAACATGATCTGGTCGGCAAAGCCAAGCTCCACAGCCTTTTTAGCGTTAAACCAACTCTCGACATCCATCAGGTGCGACAACTTGACTCTTGATAGGCCGGTCTTTAGCTCATAGGCATTGATGATGCTTTCCTTCACCTCGCCGAGCATGCCAATGGCCTTTTCCATTTCCTCCGTATCGCCAAAGGCGATGGTCATGGGATTGTGGATCATCATCATGGACACCGGAGACATTAAAACCTCCCCGCCGGCCATAGCAATGACAGACGCCGCACTGGCGGCAATCCCGTCGATTTTCACCGTAACCTTGCCCTTGTAATCCATCAGCATGTTGTAAATCTGGCTTGCCGCAAAGACATCGCCCCCCGGGGAGTTTATCCAGATGGTGATATCTCCGTTGCCGCTTAAGAGCTCTGCCTTGAATTGCTTGGGGGTTACCTCATCGCCAAACCAGGTTTCCTCGGCGATGGCCCCGTCAAGGTAGAGGGTTCGATCATCTCCGTTTCTGACCCAGTTCCAAAATTTCTTGTTCAAGGTTCCCTGCCTCCGTTCCCATGTTGTTTTTATTGGCGAATGCACCTGCGTCCGCAAGCTTAGTCATGTTGCCGTTGATCAAGTACAGATCACCTCCTAGCTCCTCCGGAATGCGGTTCATGTTCTCAAGCTCCCGGATGTCATTTGAGGACATCCACCCGTTTTGCCGGGCTGTAGCATAGCCGTTCATGCGGCTTTGATAGTCACCGCGAAGCAGCCCGTCCACGTTGAACTTGATGAAGAACTCCCTCTTTTCAGCGGCGGGAAGTAGCGCCCTCTGCAGCGCCTGCTCCCAGCGGACCACCCAGGGGTCGAGGGTATATTTCACAAACTCCAGGCTTTGCTGCTCGATATTAGAAAAGCTGGATTTCTCAAGATCGCCTATCATGTGCGGCGGTATCCTGAAAATTCTAGCTATCTCGGTGATTTGGAATTTGCGGGTGGCGATAAACTGTGCCTGTTCAGGTGGGATGCCCATGCTCTGAAACTTCATGCCTTCCTCAAGGACAGCCACACGGTGCGCATTACTACTGCCTTGGTATACTGCGTTCCAGCTATCCCTTACCCGTTTTGGGTCCTTAACAACACCCGGATGCTCCAGTACACCGCCCGGATTGGCGCCATTGGCGAAGAACTTAGCTCCATATTCCTCTGTGGCGATGGCCATGCCGATGGCGTTTTTAGCCATGGCAATTGGCGAGTAGCCGACGAGGCCATCGAAGCCAAGGCCGGGGATATGCACGACCTCCTCTCTGCGAAGGATGGCTGTGCCTTCGTCCTTTCTGTACTCATAAAAAAGCTCACCGCCGGCTGTTCTATCCACGACCATCCTGTCAGGCAGCAGAGGATAGAGTGAAAGTACATTGCCTCTGCCATCGCGCACAATTTGGGCATAGGCATTTCCCCACAATAAAAGATGACTCATCAGTGTTTCTCTAAACACGAAGGAAGTCATCTCGGGGTTTGGCTCGTCATGGAGCAGGGAATATAGGCGATGATTTTTTGCTTTTTCTTTACCACCCGCAGTGTGCTTGTAGGTGTGTAGCGGCAAGCTCGCCAGCGTTTCAGCCAAGATTCTGACGCAAGCATAAACCGCTGTAGTCTGCATGGCGGTTCTCTCGTTGACGGTCTTGCCCGACGTGGTGCCACCAAATAGGAACGAGAGCCCGCAACATAAACGGTTCTTGGGCTTATCTCTTGAGCCGAACAATCCTTTTAGTAGGTTCATAGGCTTCACCTCCAAAAAAAGCTTTGACATATTAAATCACGGGCGTTATAATGTATATGCTAATTAACGACCGTGAAAAGGAGTGTTTGTAATGAAAGCAACATTTAACGATTTCCTTGTCGAAAACCCCAATTGTTCAAAGTACGACGGCAACACTGATGCTATTGCTATCTTCGACCTGTTATCGAAAGACGAAAATATCATCGGAATGATTGATGCCTCAGAAGCAGGGAAGCCCGCTTTGTCAGCTTGTGTTGACGAAATCGAAGCATTTTTCAACAATCAGCAAAACCCGACATTCTATTTGACTGATGACTTTACTCGGCAAGCTGTGGGGCGAATGATTAAAACAATACTCGCTCCATTCAGATACAAAGTCACAGTGCAAAAAGATCTGCCCAAAGCATTAAAATGCAAATACTTTACTTCTGCATCTTGCTATACCAAATCAGGTACCCCCACAATGAAGGTCATCAGAACAATAGCCGAGGTTTAAAGGATCAGCAAGCCTCTCTCGTCATACACAGAATCACCGCCATTGCCGTTTCCGCAGCGGATGGCCCTATCAAGCGCCATGATGGTCGCAACCGCGCCGTCAATCCTTTCAGTGGACTTTTCCTTGTCCGGTTTTATGTTGCCGGCAGGGTCAGTTCGAATAAAGATATTATCCATCATCCAGCGCAGTACGGGTTGGCCGCCATGGGCGAGTTTCCCCTCCAAGGTCAATTTCATCAGCTCCTTGGTGGGTGGGGACATATCTTTGAAGCCTTGACCGAACGGAACGACGGTGAAGCCCTGACCCTCTAGATTCTGCGTCATTTGCACAGCACCCCAGCGATCAAAGGCGATTTCGCGGAGGTTGTATTTTTTGCTAAGCTCCTCGATAAACCGCTCGATGAAACCGTAATGCACCACGTTGCCCTCGGTGGTCAACAAGTACCCTTGTTTTTCCCAGAGGTCGTACTGCACATGGTCGCGCCGGACTCTCAGGGTCATGTTCCCCTCCGGCATCCAGAAGAACGGGAGGACGGCGTATTTCTCCGCCTCGTCCTCCGGCGGGAATACCAGCACGAAGGAAGTAATGTCCGTGGTGGAGGAGAGGTCAAGGCCGCCGTAGCAAACCCGCCCCTCAAGCGATTTTTCATCAACGGGGAAGGCACAGGCGTCCCATTTCGCCATTGGCATCCAGCGGACCGCCTGCTTGACCCACTGGTTGAGCCTAAACTGCCGGAAACTGTTCTCCTCGGCGGGGTTTTGCTTCGCGCTTTCGCAGGCTGCTCTGACTTTATCCATGCCGACCGTGATGCCTAAGCTGGGGTTCGCTTTCTTCCACACTTTTGGGTCAGTCCAGTCGTCTTCTTCCTTCGCGCCATATATCACCGGATAGAAGGTGGGGTCACGCTTCCTGCCTTCGAGGACATCCCGCGCTTTTTGGTGCGTCTCGTAGCAGATGCTCTGGGTGTCGGTGCCTGCGGTAGTGATGAGAAAGTAAAGCGGCTGCATCCGCGCATCGCCCGAGCCTTTGGTCATCACGTCAACCAACTTGCGGTTTGGTTGGGTGTGCAGTTCGTCAAACACCACCCCGTGGATGTTGAAGCCGTGCTTTGAATATGCTTCGGCAGAGAGCACCTGATAGAAGCTGTTCGTCGGTAGATACACCAGCCGCTTGGTGGAAGCAAGGAGCTTGACCCGCCGGGTCAGCGCCGGGCACATCCTGACCATGTCGGCCGCCACCTCAAACACGATGGAAGCCTGCTGGCGGTCGGCGGCGCAACCGTAAACCTCGGCGCGCTGCTCGCCGTCGCCGCAGGTGAGGAGCAGGGCGATAGCGGCAGCCAGCTCGCTTTTACCCATTTTTTTGGGTATCTCCACATACGCTGTGTTGAACTGCCGGTAGCCGTTGGGTTTTAGGATGCCGAACAAGTCCCGGACAATCTGCTCCTGCCAGTCAATGAGTTTAAAAGGCTTGCCCGCCCAGGTGCCTTTGGTGTGGTAAAGTTGCTCTATAAACGCCACTGCATAGTCGGCGGCATCCTTGCTGTAGTGCGAACCATCCGACATGAAGGCGGTGGGCCTGTATTTCTTCAGTGTCCTCAATGGTACCGCCTCCTCCCGCCAAACAACGGCATAGGAAAAGGGCCTCCGCGGGAAGCCCCTTGCTTTTGCCGTTTTGCTTTATGATTTATTCACTGTCTTCCGCTTCTCCTGTCAGGATAAATCGGCTGTATTTGGCCCTATGGTCTTTTAGGTAGAGCACTAGTTCGTGGAAGCCGCGGTCATAGGCTTCCCGCTGAACGTGCGGCAGATCAAACATGTTGGTAACCCCGCTTGCTCGGATGGAGAGGATTTGCTCTATAATCCGCTCATTCATGGGTGTTTCCCCCCGCCTTTGTCGATAGTTTTTTAACCTCGTCCTCGCCGTACACCACACCCAATGTGGAGCCAGAGTCCCAGAGACAGAAGATGGTTCCGGTGTCATCGATGAAATCTGCCGTTCCCTTGTCGCCGGGCCTTAGCTTAGCGTAAGGGTCGTTCATCCTGACCAGTTCTACGCGGGTGCCGTGGGGATACTGCTTACGCAGCCGCTCCACGGTTTCTTTCGAAGGGAACTTATTCACCGTCGCTCACCTCGTTTTCCGGAGACGCGCTTTGCCCTGGCTGTAGCGGTACACCGTTTTTATAGGCGCTGTTGCCGGAGAGGTTCTCAAGCAGGATTTTCCTCGCCGCCTTGTACTCCTCGCCCACAAAGCCCAGCCGCATGAGGAACACCCGGAAAGCGTACTTCTCGTTTTGCACCGGCTTTTCTGTGGCGGTCACGCGCTTCTGCTCCTTGGCCGCCGCGCAGAGTGCGCCGATGAAGTGGGAGTAGGCGGCAACCTCGTCGCCCGCTGCGCTGAAGGAAAACCAGGGGAACTTCAGCGTTGTCACCGTGCGTTCGACGGGGAGCGCGTCCGCGCCGATGGCCTTTTTAATGAGCGCAGCCTTGCTCGCGATTAGCCGGTCAAGGTTCTCAAGCGCCGCCTCGGTAAAGCCCGCGAGCGGCAGTTCAATGGTCAGGCTGCAAGCTTCGTGAGATTCGGGAACATCGCTCGCCCGCATACCGTTTTCACCTTGGAAATCCTCTCGTCGATCCTTTCCAAGCCCTAGTTCCTCGCCTTCGGTCATTTGCAGTTCCTCAAGGGTCGGAACGTCGTCGCCCCCGTACTGTCCGCGATTCGAGTAGTCGGGTACATTTGCGCTTTCAAGTTTCTGGCGGCGCAGCTCGCGCTCCGCCCAAATCTCTGCTTCGTCCTTTAGCTCTTTAATGGAGGGTGTCGCGCCCATGCCACCAAGCCCGCTCTCGTAGGTATCTGGTTCGTCGTACTCGCGTTCAATTGCTACAAAGCCGTGAATGCCTTGCAGATCAACTTCCAGGCCAAGGTTGTCCGGACCCGTTAACTCACCGTTCTTGCCGATAAGATAACCGCCCACCTCGTAAGCGAATGTAGGTGCTCCGAGGTATTTTACCGGGGCATTCAGTTCCTGGCTGATTGCGCCCACAAGCGCCCTGCGTTTTTCTCCGGTGACGTTGTATTTAATTTCCATTTCGTAAGCCTCCTATACTTCTCCGGTGCTTACATACATCACTCTAAAGTTGTCAAATAGCAAGTTGGTTAGCCGAGAAATGTGCTGCGCAACACATCTTTTGCGACGTCTTCATACGGGATAGTGATCCCGTTTCGAAGCACCGAAACCCCATCTTTGTGGCCTTTGAATTCGACATAGCGGCGGAGAATAACCGAAGCGTATTTCTCGTCAAGCTCCATCATGTAACAGATCCGGGCGGCCTGTTCGCACGCGATGAGTGTCGAACCCGAACCTCCGAATAAGTCAAGCACAACTCCGTTTGGCTGGCTGGAATTTTGGATTGGGTAGGCCAGCAGCTCCAGGGGCTTTGCGGTAGGATGATCTTGGTTTTTCTTCGGTCTGGCGAAATTCCATATGGTCTTTTCTGCACGCCCAGCGTACCATTTGTGCTTTCCATTTTTCAGCCAACCAAAGAGGATCGGCTCGTGCTGCCACTGGTAGGGCGAGCGACCCATGACGAAAGTGTCCTTGGCCCAGATGCACACTCCAGACAGATGAAAGCCCGCGTCAACAAAAGCTTTGCGGAAGTTAAGCCCCTCGGTGTCCGCGTGGAACACATAGGCCGAGCCGCCGCTTTCAATGTTTCGAGCCATATTCCGGAAGGCGTCCAGGAGGAATTTATAGAACTCCTCCTTTTTCAGGTTGTCGTTTTTAATGGATAGCCCACTGGCGCTTTTGTACGAAACCGCATAAGGGGGGTCGGTCAGCACAAGGTTTGCCTTGCACCCGCCCATAAGTAAAGCGACGTCTGCGGCCTCGGTCGCGTCGCCACAAACGAGCCGATGCCGGCCGAGCGTCCAAACATCGCCGCGCCGAGCAAACGCCGCTTCTTCCAGAGCCGCCGAAAGGTCAAAGTCGTCGTCTTTGACATCCTCGACGTTCCCCATCAATTGGTTCAGTTCCGCATCATCAAAGCCCAGCAGTGATACGTCGAAGTCGGATGCCTGCAAATCCGCGATTTCCACCGCCAGCATTTCCGCATCCCAGCCTGCGTTTAAGGCAAGGCGATTATCGGCGATGATGTACGCCCGTTTCTGGGCTTCGGTCAGATGCTCCGCGAACACGCAGGGGATCACAGAGAGGCCTTCTTCCTTGGCGGCAAGGATGCGCCCGTGACCTGCGATGACGTTGTAGTGCTTGTCCACGATGACCGGGTTGACGAAGCCGAACTCCCGCAGTGAAGAACGAAGCTGGAGTATCTGCTCTTTGCTGTGAGTGCGGGCATTGCGTGCATACGGCACCAGCTTGTCGATATTCACTTTTTCAAAACGTTCAGTTGTGTTCATTTGTTCCTACCGTCCTTTCCTGCCCGACAGCAGGGCTTCCATAATGTCGTCCTGCGGATTGCCGACGAAAGCGGTGGTGCAATTTTGCTTGACGATATCAAAAATCTCATACCAAAGCAGGTTCGCCTGTTTCTGGAATGACTGGCTCATCTGCACAAAGGGGCTGGCCATCGCGCCACCTGTAGTCGGGTGCTTGCCTAAAAGACCATATGTGCTGATGGCTTCCTCGCACTGAATGTAGCGCGTGAACGCCTGCGCGTACGCTTCAAGCAGTCGTGGGTTGACGAATTTCTCGCAGCCGCGCTCTTTGAGCCATCGCCATGTTTCGATGAACAGCGCGTCCGCGCCCAGCGTCTTGCCATCTTTTTGCCTTGCGCTTAAGTAGTCGCTTGGCGTTGGCATTTCTTCGCCGTACAAGTCAGAAGCCCCGTCCAGATCCCCGGCTTCGAGCATTGGTTCCGGCTGCAGGTCCGGCACTTCGAGTACCTTTGCTGCCTTGCCTTTTGTGATTTTATCGGCGAGGGGCTGTGGTTTATCTCCTGCGCGAACGCGCCTGCCTCCCCTGTTTGTCCCGTCTTTTGCCACACCTATTCACCTCCTTGTTGTGGCTGGGTTTAATCCCCAGTTTGAACCATGCTTTTTATGCGCGAAGCCTGCCGCCCGTTGCACAAAGGCCGGGTCACAGAGATTCTGACCGCCCCTAACGTCTCCAGCGCCCACCTTCGCGGGCGGTGATTTCCGAGTGGCAGGGTGTGCACAAAGCGACTAGGTTGCCGGCGTCGTTGGTTCCGCCTTGCGACAAAGGCTTGATGTGGTGTACTTCCTCAGCGGGCATGATCAGCCTGCGCTTCTGGCAATGCTCGCACAGGGGGTGCGCCGCAATGTAGCGGTCGCGAATGCGCTTCCACGTCCTGCCGTAGCGTTTCTTTGTGGCGGGATCGCGTTCATACTTTTCGTAGCGTCTTGCTTCCTGCTTGGCGTGTTCCCCGCAGAACCTTCCGTCTATCAGCGTTGGACAGCCAGGGTGGGAACACGGCCGCTTTGGTTTGTGTGGCATCGGATCACCTCGCTTTTTGGGATGCAAAAAGCCCCCGCGGTTTTCCGCGAAGGCTCTGCCCAGTAATCCACAATACTATTGTAAGCTGCTATTCTGCAAAAATCGTCCACTGTTTGTCCACTCTAAAGACCGTAGAGTAGAAGGGTCAGTTGGCGCAAGGCCTCTTCTTTTCTCTTGTACACCCAGGAACGCTCTATATGCAGCTTTTCGCTGATGTTCAGAACAGCCTCTGTCTTAGTAATGTGTCTAACGAAGAATTCATGCAGGATAAACCGCGAGGCATCATCAAGCATCTCCCAAGCTGGTTTGAACCACTCCATGTATTCTAGCGCCTGCCGGTACCGCTCCTTCAGAATATCAATTTCATCAATGCACGAGGCTAGCCGATTCTCAGAAGCTGTCCGATTATACACCTTGGGCATTCCGGTTGGCAGAGAACTCCTCGGCGATTCTACCTTTGCGTAGATGGCAGCTATACTCTCATCTGTGTGCTCAATGATAAACTCCATATTGCTGTAATCCCTAAGCGCATTAACAGCCGCCGTTTTCTTGTCTAAGTAATGCCAAACGATGTTCACTGCAGCAAGCCTCCTTTAACAGCAACGTTGACCGCATCGATAAGCGCGGCTTGGGTATTATTCTTATCCTTCAGAGCTTTCATAACCTGCTCGTCGATTGTGTCCCTAGCGATAATGTGCTGAATAACAACAGTGTCCTTTTGCCCTTGCCGCCAGAGGCGGGCGTTGGTTTGCTGGTATAGCTCGAGGCTCCATGTCAGGCCAAACCATACCAGCGTAGACCCGCCCGCCTGCAGGTTTAGTCCGTGACCAGCCGAAGCCGGGTGAATGACGGCAAGCTGGATTTCCCCTTCATTCCATCGCCGGATGCTATCTGCGGAATCCAACTTTTCAGCCGCAAACCGTTCCATTATCCTCTCCAGGTCGTGCTTAAACCAATAGGCAACTAGCACCGGCTTGCCGTTAGCCGCCTCGATGATATCCTCCAAGGCATCCAGCTTGCGGTCATGAAGCTTTACCACGCCGCCGTCACCATCGTAAACTGCCCCGTTAGCCATTTGGAGCAGCTTGCCAGAGAGGGCTGCAGCATTGACAGCGTCAATCTCCCTATCCCTGAGAGACACCACCATCTCGGCCTTCATGGTCAGGTAGTGATTCTCTTCAGTTTCCGACATCCGTACTAAGACTTCGTTCATCACCAACTCAGGTAGTTTCAAGTAGTCGCTGCCCTTCATGCTGATGGTGATGTCTGAAATGAGGCGGTAGATGGTTTCCTCTGCACCGGGTTTTGGTTTGTAGCTGAAAACAACCTGGGCACTGCGCTTATCCGGCGAGAAGAAGGCTTCACGGTAATTGCCAATGAAGCGCCCCAGCCGCTGCCCCATGTCCAGCAGCCTGAACTCCGCCCACAAATCGATGAGCCCATTGCTGGACGGTGTGCCCGTCAGGCCCACTATCCGCTTAACCAGGGGCCTCACTTTGACCAGGCTTCTGAACCGCTTGGCTTGATGGGACTTGAAGGAGGACAGCTCATCGACTACCACCATATCGTAGTCAAAGGGAAGCCCACTTTTGGTGACCAACCACTCCACGTTCTCACGATTGATAAGGTAGACCTGTACTCTTTGCAAGAGAGCTGCCTTCCGCTGCGACTCATTACCGATCGCAACTGTGTAGGTCAGGCCGCGCAGATGATCCCACTTCCCAATCTCCGCAGGCCATGTATCCCGTGCCACTCGGAGAGGGGCGATGACCAGTACTTTGCGAATCAGAAAACTGTCCAAGGTGAGGTCGAAGATGGCCGTCAGGGCTATTAGCGTTTTTCCCAAGCCACAATCAAGAAAAAGTGCTGCAACAGGATGGGAGAGGAGATAATCAATCGAATAGTTCTGGTAACCATGGAGATCAGCAGTCACCTCCAGCGCCTCCTTTGAACCAGAACTGACGCAGACGGAGATGAAAACGTCTATGATCGCCTGCCGTCATAACCATGAGGTTTTCCGGGTCGTTGTTGCGCTTGTCGCCGTCAATATGATGGACTACCTCATAGTCTCGCAGTTTCCGTCCAAGCATTTTCTCCATTATCAGTCGATGTTGGTGACGGCCATAAAACTTAGCATAAGTTCTGCCGTTGTGTTCGATCTTCAGATGAGCTTGGCGCAACTTTGACCTCGTCATGGCAGTCATCCTTGATGGATTCAGTCTTCGGTTAATCTCCGCCATGTTCTGGCTTTGACCGGAATAGTCTTTCAGTTTGTCATATCCACCTGGGTTTTTCCCCTTATTGCTAAAATCAGCTAAGCACTGGCGGCTACAGAAATTATGCCTTTTGATGACGGATGGCCACTTTTCAATCTTTTCCCCACACCAGTCACAAGCGACTGTCACTCTGTCTTTTGCTGGCATATCCCAACACCCCCTCCCATGATTTCCGTCAGCATCGAAGGTATCTGCCTTTCATCGTCAAGAACATACACAAGAAATCCTAGCCACCTGAGCATCCCATGCCTTCTAACCTGCAGGGGTCTGGGTTCCATACCATGCGACTTCACTTCCACAAAAGCTATCCTTCCGCCGGGTAGTAACACAAGGCGGTCGGGCATTCCATCGTAACCAGGAGAGACAAACTTTAAGGCAATGCCGCCAGATGCCTTGACTGCTCTGACCAGTTTCTGTTCAGTCAGTTTTTCCCGCATAAGAACCTCCTTGTGCCGATGTCTGTGCTCAAGCACTTCAAACTCTTACGCGCGCATACACGCTCATTCGTGCCCATTACTCCTTTATTACCTATAACTACAACATTTAGAGGGTGAATTATTGGCACAATGGGAACAGGCAAGGCAAGGAGACTGGTACACAAGGGGCTTGCGACTGTGCCGACAGCCCGTGTTGTTGGCACAACTGGAACAATGAGCATGTGCCTATACCTCCTCACCGGAACGAACGAACACTCGCTGCGGGCCATATAGCGGCAGATTCTTCTTGCCCGTTTTGTTTCCGGTGAACTTCTCCCAGCCGCCGATTTTGTTGAGAATCCCTTCAATCTCGTAGGAATCACCTTTCTTGAGGACTTCACGGTTTTTGCTGAAGCACTCGCACCAGACCTCCATAATGCAAACCTGCTCACGGCGCACGCTTCCCGTGCGGCTTTCACCGCCAAACTCGCTGCCGGAGAGGAAGTTGCGGCGCTGGTAAAGGTCCATCTTGTCCCAACCTTCGGGCAAGAGTGCATCGAGGTATTCGGCTACTAGGCCTTCCCGGTCATCGCCTTCCATGGCATCGCGCTGCTGAGTGACGGCTTCCTCGGCAAGGCTGCCTTTCAGGAATAGTTCCTCCCCGGCGTTATACCTCTCGATGGCTTCAGCCCAT